GCCGGGCCACCGTGACTTCATCGACAACCAGTGTCTCAGGTTGGCGCCCCAGTATCTCGGCCTGACTGGCTTTGGCGTCGTGCATCCGCTTCTCACGGATCTCGGCTTCCTCGCGTTCGACTTCCCGCTTGGGAATCTCCCAGTCGCAATGTGGACACCGACGCAGCGCCCGACTGAAGACATCGTGGCAGCCCTGGCACTCGATGATTCTGACTTCTCCTGCATCAAGGCAGTCTATAGGGCCATGCTCTTCAATGCAATGCGCATAGTCAAGGACCAAGCAGAAGTCCTTGCCGGGGAACAGACGGAGGCCACGGCCAACCATCTGGCTGAACAGGCCTTTGGACAACGTGGGTCGCAGCAGGACGACGCAATCGACGCGCTTGGCGTTGAACCCCTCGGTGTAGACGTTGACGTTGATGAGGTGCTTGTACCGGCCAGAAACGAAGCCTTCGGCATACCGCTTGCGGTCCTGCGGCAACGTCTTCGCCGTCACCACGGGAGCCTCGACGCCGTACTTGCGCAACTCCGCTGAAACCGCGTGACAATGCTGGACATCGACGCAGAACCACACGCAGGACTTCCGGTTCTCGGCGACGATGTGACGCATCGCGGAATTCACGGCCTTTGCTACGACCCCCGACAAATTGGTTGCGGCCGCCAGCGAGTTCACAACGTAGTCGCCGCCGGAGTTGCGCTTCACATTCGTGAGATCCGGCGTTTCGCCGACCTTGGACCTCAGCTTCGATAGGAACCCCTGTGCAATCAGGTCGCCGGTGTTGGCCTCGTAGCAGACGTGATTCAGGATGTGATCCCGGTGGCAGATTGGCCCGCAGCCCATGCGAAACGGCGTCGCCGTGAAGCCGACAACCCTGAGCTTTGGGTTGCAGACGCGGCAGCCCTTGATGAACTCCCTGTATTTGCCTTCTCCGGAGGCAGGCAAACGATGCGCCTCATCCACGATGATGACATCGAACGGCGCGAATTCGCCCCAGCGCCGCCAAATGCTGTCGATGCTGGCGAACAGGATGCTGTGCTCGTCGTCCTTGCGACCCAGGCCTGCGGCGTAGATGCCGATGTCTGCATGGGGCCATGCGTCGCTGAGTTCCGTCGCGTTCTGCTTCACGAGTTCCGAGCGGTGCGCCAAGATGACGACCCGCAGGGGCGCAAAAGTCAGTTTCCAGTTCTGGATCGCCCATGCCATGAGGATAGACTTGCCGCCGCCGGTCGGGATGACGACGCAGGGGTTGTCGTCGCGGGTCAGCATGTGATTGTCGAGGGCTTCCCATGCTTCGGTCTGGTATGGCCGCGGGACGATCTGCTGCGACGGCGTGATGCCAAGCATCATACTCCTGACTCCTGCTGGTTGAACCATGCGCCGACGTACCGCCTCAGTGACCGCAGGTTGAACTCCTGCTGGTTATGAACCGGGCACAACCCGATCAACTTTCCGTCGCGCTCGACAATCTTGGCGCGTACAGGCACCGGCGGAATGCCGTAGATAAAACGCACGGTGTCTCCCGCAGATGTCCAGTTGCCGTCGTCGTCCCTGAGCCGCGTTTTCACGCCTTGCCGCCTTTCCGCACTTCCATGGCCCGCTTACAGCAAGGGCAAACGTCAGTCTCGGTAGTGATGCGCTTCACGCCGCACGGAAGGTTGTAGACTTTGAACGCTCGATTGCGAAGCGATAGCATGGTCACAAGCCATGATGCCGCCTGCCCAAATGCAATGGTTTCATCTATTGGGAATCCTGATGCAAGTCTATCACGCACGGAATCGGCCCACTTCGGATTGATGATCTTGCTCACTTCACGCCGCCTTTCCGCACGATGAGAACGCGGTCTATTTCGTCACACGTTTTAGTCATGTCGTCTATCTCATCGCGCCGCATGTAAATGCGCCCATGATTCGAGGATTCGATAATCAACCGCGCCATTGTTACGAGGTCGCCAATGTTCTCGAAAAACACCGACCGTCCATCCGGCTTTGCTTGGTCAGCGTCCCACGCCGCGCATGCTTCGTCAACTTCCGGCCGCATCGGCCCCAGGCGCCCGCATTGGCGGCACCATCCGCCGATGATGTCAGCCGTCTTGCCGTCGCGGTCGCACATTGAAAGCGCGGGTTTTCCGCCGCAGGTGCCGCATGCCGCCGTTGGTTCGATGCTCATGGCGTCTCCTTTTTCTTTCTGGCGCTAAAATCTTGCCCGCCAGAAACTCCCGCATATCCTTGAACTATTTCATAGTCCTGTTTTATTTTTCCATCAAGCAAAAGAAAATACGGCAATGAATTCGGCTCAAGGTGATCTACAACAAACGCCTTTCCGCTTGGACGTATGCCAGAAACATACTTATACATAAAATGACGTTTGCGCCTTGCTCCCGTGAAATGGTAGACCTTCAAAACATCGCCCAACAAAATAGGGCGACCATTCTTGTCATACACCGACGCCGTTGGTTCGATTGCGCTCATTGTGCGGCCTCCTGTTCGATGTGCTTGTAGGAAACGACCCACACCCACTCATTCTTTGCCCAGGCGTGGCCGCGCTCGGCGTTGATGTCGTCCCAAAGGCACGCGAACACGTCTTGCGGTAGGTCTGCCACTGGCCCGCCGTCATTCGGCTCAATGCACCAGTACGTATCTTCGGTGTCGTCGGTTTCGACACACTGGACGCCTTCCGCTTCTGCGTCTTCATAGGTGATGTCCTGCACCCGCTCGACGCGCGCGGACTCGACCTCAAGCCATAGGCGCGAAGCCCAGCGCGGCATGAAGCGCGCCGCCTTGTAGCGCCAGCAGCAGCGCGGGTTGTCGTCGATGCGCTCCGTGGGCTTTTCGCCGTCGGCGCAGTAGACGACGTGCCGACCAACGGGCATGTAGCGGTACTTGCGGCGTCCCGTCGGCGTGAAGCCATCGGAATCCTTCTGGCACCAGATCCACGAGGCTTCCTTGACGTAGAGCCGGTCGCCTGGACCTCCGTAGGGGCACACAAGTTCGCAACGGAACATGGCGTCATCGTCACCATCGTGCAGTGTGTACGTCCCCGATTCATCGACGCGATCCGGTTGCGGATTAACCAGCCGCCTCGTCATGCGCTTTCGCCGGGCCAAGTTCGCCCTGACCATCGGAGCCGAAAACAAAATGCCTCGCTCTTTCATGTCACTCCTTGCCCTTCCAGATCGCCGCGTAGTTGTCGGCCTTGTAGATGACAAGAAGGATTTCATGACGCCACTCATAGGCGGCGTGCTTGTCGTCTTCAAACTTCTCTGGCACCTCACTCCAAGGGATGCCATTTTTTTCGAGGACTCCCGTAATGGTGTCGTTTTCGTCCGGGTTTCCTTCCCACAGCAGTTCGCAGTCCTCCGGCGGATACCTGTCGATCAGCGGCAACGCGGGTTCGACGCCGACGCACTCGCCGTTGAAGATCGCCTTGGCAGCATCGACAGCCTTCACGCCCACGACTGACGCCGGAACCCGCATCAGTTCCTCGGTCGTCCACTGGCCAACGGCACAGCCGTGCGTCCACTCTTGGCCATCGGCGTTCTTGAACATGATCCAGTCATGGCCGGCGTCGAAGACCTCGGCGAAGCCGATGAGTCCTGGGATCAGAAGGTGGTGCTGGCACGCCTTGGCCTGCTCCTTGGCGTCCAAGTCTTTCTTGTGGTAGGCGCACGACCACCGGGCGTCGCCGTCAAGCTCCGGCGTGGCATGGCAGCACGTCCGGCAGGACTTGCAGGGCAGAGGCACAGCGGCCTTACCGGTGCCCCAGCACAACTCCTGGGCATCGCAGAACTTGCAACGCCAGTCGTCGGGGCGCGTCGCACAGCGTTCGCCCGGCATCGCCGCCCGGATGATGCGCTCCGCACGGGCCATGATCGCCTTGAATTCAACCGAAACGTAGGCGATGCGTTCCGAATAGAGTTCGTCGGTGTCTTTGTTGGCCGCAAGGTAAATGGCGCGGTCCACCTTCGTCTCGCCCATGTAGACCTGCATCTGGGCGTCATGCAGCGGCTTCGCAACCTTCACGCCGACGGACTGAAGTTTGGCGAAAGACTTGGCGCTGTGCGTCTTGTATTCCGCGACATGCCAGGACTTCGGGGCTTCCGGCAGGCCAAGAACCATCGAGTCGAGATGCCCGCTGAAGTGACCGCCGATGTCAGTGAACCCGATCTGATTTCCGTCGTTGTTCCTGTCGATCACTTCGCACCCGATGGCCTTGAGTTCCGCAACGAAGCGGGACTCCGCAAGATTGCCCGTCTCGAACAGGCGGTACATGCGGCCATCGAAGTCGCGTTTGACGCATCCCCTGAACGTGAACCACAGATAGCGGTCGCAGTCGTGGCCGATGATCGAAGCCCCCAGATACCCGCGTTTCGGTTCCGCGTCGCCCTTGGACTTGTGCCATGCGTAGATCATGGAGACAGTCGGTGATTCGTTCGGTGTTACCGATGAAAGATTACCCATTTCAACCACTCCCAGTTGAGCGGGCCTTGCACCCGCTCGCAGGTCTTTGGAGTCCGGGTTGACCTGTAGCCCGGTTATGTGGCGTGGGTCACGCCAGACTGGGGTTAGCCTTCGGCGCCGTAACGCTGAGGCATGATGACGCCTACGGCCTGCCTGCTGTATTCGCATTGCAGGATTCGGCAGATCGCAGGCGACATGTGGTCAGCAGCCATGCACGAAAACACGTTGTTTCCATCTTGCGAGTAGCCCATCGCGGATGCCAGTTCAGCCATGAAAACGGGGCTGAAGTGCCGCAGGCCTTCCTTCAATTCGTCTTCCTTCGGGATGACCTGTGCCACATTGGGATAGTTCGTGTCAGTGGGAAGCTCGGACCTCGGCAGGATGTCGCCATTCTGGATCGTGACGTACTTCCGCATCAACTTGACCTTGATGAAGTTGTCGTCGTCCTTGCTGTTTTGACGCGCATACACGAAGACACGCGGCGCGACAAAACCGGCCACGTCCTTGGCTTCGAGTATGACGGCAACAGCGATCATCATGCGGCCATTAGTTGCTACCAGCGTGCCGGGGCGTTCACCAATCTCAGCGTTCACCGAGAAGGCGTCAATGCTGGGGTACGCGCCTTCATAGACGTAGCACTCCGTCAGGGCTTCCCGCATTGCGTCTACCGACGCAATCAGGTCGGGGTTCCAGCGTTTCAGATACTTCATGCCATTCTCCTTAAATGGGCGGGCTTCGCACCCGCATGGCGGTTCCTTCGCAGATCCGGAACCGCTAACCGATATTGTGGGTTACGCCAGTTTGAGAGTGACACTGACCTTGCGTGGCTTCGTCGTGACGTGAGTCGACAGCGCGGCGAACAGGCCAGGATTCAGAGTCCGCAGATCCTCGTACCGCTTCTCGTCAAACACCCATTCAGCGGGGATCAGCGTCAGCGGCATGTCGTCCTCGCTGCCTTCGACCTTCATAATGGCGTTCACGTCTGCCTCGTAGGACAGCGCCCGTTTGACCGTCACCTTGAGGTCGCCGGCGTCAACCGTGCGGCTGCCGTTCTCCGCAGTCTCTACCAGGTCCGCGATCTGATCCTCGACCGCGATCCTGATCTTCTTGGCGGCGTCTTCCGCCTTCTTGGTGTCATACAACGCCGTGGCCAGTTCTTTGAGGTCCATGGCTTCAGCGCTCCCATGGGCGTTTGGGCTTCGCCGCTGCGGCGGGTGCCGCTGCGGGGGCCGGGTTGGGTGTTGCCGCGAATCTTGACTTCGCGGCGGCAGGGGCGGCCGTAGGAGCCGCTGCGGGAGCCGCGGGGGCGTCAGGGGCAGGTTCCTGCACCGGCGGTGCTCCGGCTTCGCCTGCCGTCTTGTAGGACACAACCTGGTTGTCGGGATCGCGGCCGGGCTCCTGCTTGACCTTGATCTTCACCATGACGACGTGCCCCAGCAGCTCGGCGCTGTCCTTCACGCGGGCCAGCCCGCAGGCCTGGCCGAGCCCCGCGAGTTCCCTGGTGCCGTTCTCAACAGCCTTGGCGTTCGGGTTGGCCAAGTTGATGTTTGGGAACAGCTTCCTGCCGTTGAACTTGTCACCGACGACAGTGAGTTCCAGGTGCAGGTACTTGCCGTCACGCGCCTTCGTGTCGCGGACTTCAGCGGCGTCGATCTGCGCGGCGTACCATCCTGCGGGGATGGCCTCGAAGTCCCCGCTCGACGGCGGGACCGAGTTGGTGTCGAATCCGCCCGTTTCGGGGAAGATGTCGGCAATGTCATTGTCTGTGCTCATGCTCTTGTTCTCTTTCGTTGTTGTGGGTTCAGCGGGCAGTTCTCACCCGTAGTTGTCACGAAATCAGTCCGCGCAAAGCGTGGACGACTCCAATGAACAGCGCATCTTTGGCCTTCTGTTCTGAAGGCAGATCCTCGTAGGACACGAAGCACGGATGCTCCTTCTTCTCGGCGTCCTTCACCGGACCGAACTTCCATCCAGCGTCGCACTTTTCTTTCAGCCATGAGTCGTGGCTGTGAGATGGCTTTGCGTCCGGGTTGTTCAGGTGGAACTGTACGCCGTTGATGGCGCTGGTTCGCTGCCACTCAGGGGACATCGCCCACGACAACTGGCTGTTGTCGCCGATTACCGCGCAGTAAGCGCGGTTCGTTTCGTGGCACACTTCGGCAATCTTTTCTACCGTCATTTGTCTGTCTCCTGTTGTTGGTTTTGATCACATCACCGCCGCGACCGCAGCCTCGAAGGCCGACCAGTCCAGCGGAAGCTCATAGGGCAGGTTGCCGAAGCGGCACTTGCCGGGGTGTGCCGGCCGCTGCTGCGTGTACATGAACCGGGCGCCGCCCGTCACGTCGATGCCACGCTTCTTCGCCTTGCTGAAGCCGGTGTCCTCGCCTTCCTTCCTGACCGTGACCTTGCGGTTGCAGAAGATGATGACATCGGCCCAACGCTTCAGAAGCTCGGCGACGTCGGTGAACTCCAGGTCGAAGTCGTAGGTGTCGTAATCGTCGCCCTCGGGGTTCTTCATCTTCTTGACCTTGACGTGGCCGATGATGATGCTCGACATGTTCTTGTCGATGCGCAGCGCGTCGAAGCCGTTGAGCACGTCGCGCCAGCGGTTCAGGATCGCGGCGTCGCCGGTGCGGAACCCCGGACACTTCCTGATGTTGTTGACATGGAACTCGGCACAGACGCCATCCGCGATGATCGGCGACAGCGCCGAGGCGGAGTCCAGAACGACGGTGCGGTATGCGTGCTCCTTGTTGTACAGCACGCCGATGGTTTCCATGAGTTCTTCATGTGTGCCGCACGTCGGGAAACTCGGAACGTCGATGCTGTCGGCGCCCTCTTCCCCCTTGCACGGAATCAGGATCGGCGCGTTGATCCCGGTTTCGACGGCCTTGCCGTCGTCATCGAACCTTGTGCCGCAGGCGAATGAAGTTTTTCCAATACCCTCAACGCCGAGGACGATGATGCGCGGGGCGCGGATCTGCTTGCCCTTGCTGATGGATTCCAATGAGATAGCCATGACTGTACTCCTTGTGTTTGTTTTCAGTCCGCCAAGATGTTGACGGAAATCATTTCGGCAGCGGCAGCCAGTCCTGAATGATCTGGGACACCGAAGTACCGCGCTTCTCGGCAGCGGCACGCAGCCACACGACGACGGCTTTCGGCAGGGAAATCGAGATCTTCTCGGCCCGCTTGCTGTCTGGTTTCTTCTTCATGGGGCAAACTTTACTACCGCCATGAATTCCTGTCAAGCGGTTTTTTTATTTATTTTCTGCGGCGAGTTTCCGCAGACGCAAACGGTGTTCGCCGTAGGGCGTCAGGTTTCCGTTGTCGTAACGCATTGCCGTGCTGCGGCCATGCGCCTTTTGATCGGCTTTCATGGCGTCAAGCGCGGCGTCAATGTCCATGCCCTTCAGCAGACTCCGCGCCTGGTCCTTCTCGTAAGCCGTAGCCCCCGGCGTTGTCCCAGCGTTGAACACCTTGCCGGACTCCCGTCGTGCAATGGCTGCGGTGCGTTCGGCAAGACTGCCGTCCTGCTCGGACTTCGACAGGTGCAACGATTCCAACACCCAGTTCTGAAACGCTTCCGTGCGAGCCCGGTGTTCTAGATTGTCGAAGCTGCTGTACTCCGGTTTCACGTTGAACCCAAAGAACTCCGACGCCGTGACCGCCGTGGCTTCCGCAGGATTCGTCGTGTCGTAGGCTTCCACAGCAGTCGATGCCGTAATGGGCAACAGCGAGTCGATCAACAGGAAGAGGCGAGGCATTGGCCGGCCAATGAAGTCCTCCCCCGTCAGTAAGCCGCCCACGGCATTCCAGCCGGGATGCAGGCGTGTTCTGATGAACCTGAAGGTGTCCGACCACTGGCCTTCGCCATAGGGCACCTTCTGCTGTTTCTCTTCGTCGGTGGCAAACGGAAGCCAACTGTTTCGTAGGTTGATGACTTTGCCTTTGCTGACCCTCTGACCTGACACCAGACGCGCCATGAAGCGTATCATGGGTGCCACAGTGGCCAGCACAGGCAAGTTGAAGTTTTCGCTGATGGGGACGACGCCCCACATGGGGTCGCGCATATCCCATGAGATTTTCTTTTTCTTGTCGTCGTCGTCACCGCCAAGGCCCAAAAACATGTAGGCCATGCCGTAGATCGCGGCCAGCGTCGTGTAGGCTCTGGCGTACTGCTTGGCGAACGCCGCAGCGGCTTCCATGTTTCCGTTCAGCATCGGTCGGATCACAGGAACACCGACGATTTGCTCGGCAATGGCTACCGTCCAGCGGGCGGCACCAAACAACGTCGAGTAAGCCCTGGCGTTCTTGATGGGACCACGCCCCGTCAAGATGTTGACGCCGTAGCCGATTTCCTTCAGGAACTTCTTTTGCTCCGGCGTCCGGGGCTTGTTGGGGTCAGCAAGGATCTCGCGGCCGGTCTTCGTGGTTTCCAACATGATGTAGGCGAACCCGGCGCGTACTTCATTGGCGCCGGTGTCGAACACCCGCGTCGAGATGTCAACGACGGGACCAAGAATCGGAATCTTGCTGGTCAGGTCGGCTCTTGCGGTTTCGTCGCTACCGCCAAAGTTTCCCATCTGATCTGGAATCTCGACCTCGACCTTCATCTCCTTGAGGATGCCGCTCGTCATCATCGTGTCTTCCATGAACTTCTGCCCGAGCTCCATGGACTTATCCTTGGAGATGGCCTGCATGGAATGCCCGGCGACGCTCGCCCACTTACGGGGGTGCGACATCAGGTAAAAGAACGCCTGTCGGCCAAGGAACGAGTTGTCACCCGAGAACGCGATACCGCGGGTGACTTCAAAGGCGTCACGCATCAGGACGCCGAACTTCTCGTGGGGGCGCATCGCATCGAACTGCGCCCTGGCCTTCAGCGACTCAAACCGCCGCCTGACACTGGCGTTCTCCGCCTGAGCCCGCAGCGCGGCGGGATCGCCGCTGATATTGACCTCGTTGACCGGCTTCGGCGCAAAGTCCTTTTCCCTGATACGGCGTTCCATCTCCTTCGTGTTGGCCTCGATGCGCTTGCGCTTGGCGTCAATCGAACGCTGACCAGGCTGCGCGGCCTCCCTGAGCGTCTCGATCTCATCCTTCGCCGCCTCGATGCCCGCCTTGAGGTCGGCCATGCGCTGACTGTAGGGCAACGCCGCCGGGGCTTCCCGGTCGAACTTGCCGCTGCGGGCATCGCTGACCCGGCGCTGCCACCGCGCCAGGTTGTGTTCCTGCTGCTTGATGGCGACCTGAAGCCGCTGCTCGTCGCTGAGGGCTTCGGGCTTGAATATCTCGTCGTACTGCGCCTGCCGCTGGTCCCGGACTGCCTGCAACGCCTTGGCTTCGGCGTCGTACTCCACACCCTTGCGACCCTCGGACACCATGCGCTTGTTCTCGGCAATGGCCTTGTCCAAGTCGGCAATCGCGTTGCGCAGCCTCGTCTTGACGGCATCCAGGGCTCCGGCGATCTGTTCCTCGGTGTGCCTTGCCGTGAACCCCGCGGCTTTCATCAGCCGGTTGAGTTCCTTCTGAAGCTCCCTGCCGCGTTGGCTCTTCTCGTACTTCGGCGCCCCGATCTTGTGGGGCTCGATCTGGTTCTGGACATCCTCGATCTTGCCCAAAAGCTGGGCTTCGTTGCGCCAATGCGACAGCAACTTGCGGGCTTCGTCCTCGTTCAGCTTTCGGGCGGGCTTGTCGTAATCCGAATAGGAATCCCTGACCTGCTCACGGGTCATCTCAACGCCGTTGTCGTTGACGATCTTCGTCACGTTGTCCAGGGCTTCGTCAAACGTCGCTACGGCACCGGATTCGGCCTCCATGCGGAACAATGCCTTGATGTCAACCCCTTCGCCTTCGTCCCCTCCTGCCGTAGCCTCGTCGGTCGCTGCGGCACGCTCGGCTGTGGCCAGCCGGGATTTCTCCTGCTGGGCGAGTTTCATGGCCTCGATCCGCGCCTTCTCCAAGTCGTCGTCGCTGGCGTCGGTGAAAACTGATCGCATCTTGGCGGTCCAGTCTGCCAACGCCACGGTGCCCCTGATGACATACGCCGCCCCCAGCTTGCCCATGTCGAGCAACACCGTGGGATCGACGCCGGCACTCATGCGCGCCCCGCGGGCCTTCATGCTGGCCATGGCCTCGGCTTCCAGCCTGTCGGCGGCGGCCAGCATCTTCTTGCGGAACGGCGTTGCCTTCTTGGGGTCGGAGTTCAGCGCGGCGACATCCTCGGCGTACTTGACCGCCGCCGTAGCCTGCCGCAAGTCGGTTTCCAGTTTCCGGTTGGCCTCAACCTTCTGTGCAATGATGCCGTCGAGTTCGGCCTTCGTGCGGTCCCATTCCGCCTTCATCCGGGCGATCTCGGCTTTCTGGTCCTTGGACAACGCCTTGCCGTCCTGCGACCGCTCGACGGCGAACTCCATGCGGGCCAACTGGTACATGTCGTTCATTATGAACCGGCGGGCACGCAGGGCGGCACCGGCGGCCGATCCAGCACGTTCGAGGATGCCGTAGACCTGCTTCACGCGGGCTTCGGCGACGTCCATCCGGGCATTGTTTTCCTTGACGGCCTGCTCACCCTTGAGACCGACAGACGCCGACCGGGCGTTGTTGAACTCGGTTTCGGCGATCACCGTTTCGCGTTCCAACAGAATCGACTCTGCGGCGTTGGGCACCCGCTCGGGGTCCAGTAGCAGGGCATCCATGAGATCCCGGCCTGCGTTGGCATTCCGGGCCAGCATCGCGTTCATCTCGGCCAGGCGCTCTTCGTCGGCGACGACCTCGTGAGGCATCCGGGTTTCCATGCCCCACCGGCGTCGCATCGTCTCGGTGTAGGCGTGGCTGACGCCGGTGCCGTCAAAGAACTCCGTTGCCGACCGTGCCGACGCGGCGCCGACGCCGCCTGGAAGCGGTTGTTCTTCATCCGTTTCGGATTCAGGCTGATTGTGAAGCCGCACTTCGTCAAGACCAAGCGTAAACGAAACGCCGACGCTTTTTTCTGCCATGGTCTGCAATCCCAAAAGAGTGCGCTGCGTGATTTCGAGTCCGGCAAAGACTCCGTAGCGTTCTGCCACGGCGTCCTTTATGGATTGCATGCGGGCCGTTTGATTCGGCATCCGCAGCAGCATCTCGCGCAAAACATCATCACGGTCTTCGCCATGCACCGTTAGAAATATCGAGTCCTTCTGGCTTCTCTTTGCCTTGTCGATCTTTCGGATCAGGGCGTTAATAGTAATCAGTTCGCCGTCAGAGTTGACCGTCTGTTTGCCTATGGAAAACGGAAGTTTAGGCTTCGCACCAACAGCCGACGCGGCGCCCACGCCCTGCGGCAGCGCGGCAGGGGCAGGCTTTTCCCCATCCCGGACGTTTAACGCCAACACCTTGCCCCCTATAGTCATCGGCATGATGACGTAAAACTCTCGGGCACCTGTTATGACAGCAGGAGTTGTCTGGTTATTGCTGGCGAACTCAACCGACTCGTTACCTAGTCTGCGAAAGAAACTCATCGCATCCAAAATGTGCTGCGCGTTGTACGTCCCCATCAGGGTCGCATTCGAGATGTCTGCGGACTCGTATCCCGCAACCACCTTGTCGTCTCTGCGGTCCCCATCCATGTTGTCGTCTCGGGAAGTGGCGATTTCTACCTTTCCTTCGCTCGAAAGGTAGACGGAAATAAGGGGAGCGACATCCCGCTGGCCAGCAAGCGACTCTACGCTTGCAATGGCTTGAATGACTTTTCTGGAAAGCTCCGTCGTATCGACAATAGCCCGGTTGTCCATGTCTTTGCCGGGCATTTTGCCGTTGTATCCTCCGGGGACAACCTGTGTCCAGTTGGGGTACGACGCTTCGACTTTCTTCCTGCTGGTGACGTTGCCCTTCTTGTCCTTCTCGACAACATTAATGACATGTTCCGTGGTCTTGAACGGCGCATCAAGAATCACGGCCATTCTTTTTCCATCAGTCGCCACCATCGCCTTATTTTCTCCGTCAACATGGGTCTGCATGATGAGTTGGCGCGTCTCATCTTGCGACACCATAGGGGCGATGATCTTTTCCATGTCGGACTGCGATGACGGGCGGCTCTTTGGCACCGCCGCGATATTCGATGGATTGGACGGCGCTCCCTTGCTATCCGCAGCGACCTTCAAGGGAAACTTCTTCGCAGCGGATTCCTTGAATCTCTGAATGGCGCGTTTGCTGTTCAGCAACTCAAACGTACCGTCTCCCGGTACTTCGATTGTGACTTTGCCGATCTTTTCTGCCAAAGCGTCGAATTCTGCCCGCTGCGCCAGCACCCGAGCAATAGCTTGATCTGCCGACTCGAACTTGGGAATCTTCTGATTTACGAAGCTCACGTCTTCGTCGCTGGCATCTGCGATGGCCTTGTCGAGTTCGGCGAGCAGGTACGCCTTCTGCTGCTTCGGCGGCACGCCGGGCTTGTCCTTCGACGGCACGGAGATAACCTTGTCGCCGTCGGGCTGCGTCTCGACCTTCACGGCGGGGAACAGCGGCTTGTCGGCGGGCGGCGGTGCCTTGGCCAGCTTCTTCAGTTCGGCGACGCGCTCCGGCGTGCGGCCCTTGGCGTCGGTGGCCGTGGATTCAGCGGTCTTCAGGTCGGCCAACCGCTGCGTCAACACTTCACGCTCATTCGGCGACTTCGCCTTGGAAACCCTGTCTTCCATCACGGCGATGTCGCGCTGGCGTTTGGTCCGCATCTCGGCAACAGGGACGGCGGTGCGTTTGTCACTGGCGACCTCGAACAGCTTGCCGTCAGGAGTCCTGACATAGCCGTGGTCGCCGGATGCTAGGTTATCAGACACGCGCTGCGCGGCTTCCTTGAGGCTCCCGGCAGGGAATTCCTTGCCTCCGTAGATCGCGGTGTGCTCTCCGGTCGCGGCCTTCGTGACGCCCTTGCGGCCGAGCTTGGCCGGCGGGGCGGAGACTGGCGTTGCGTCGTCGTCGATAAACACGCGGGTGGCAATCGCTTTGTCGGCCTTCTCATTCGTGCCAACAACGAAGTCGCGGTTCCTGCCTCGAAGGATTCCCTTGTGCGGCTTCCCGTCAAAGTTGAACAGAATGGTTTGCTTGCCGTCCTCTATCGGGCCGAAGCGCACTTCCGACATTCTTTCAGACAAGGCATCCGCAGACTCATTTGCGGCGTCCATCATGGCCTTAATCATCGGCAGCGGTCCGCCCTTGCTGGCCACATCTGCCTTCAGTCCTTTGCTCTTGGCCGGCGCTTCGGCCTTAGTTGCGAGGTCGGGGTAGTCGGCCAGCACGGCGGGCGGCACAGGCTTGCCAGCGGCGATGGCGGATTCTACGGAATCTCTGTGTGATTTACCGAACCCCCAAGGTTCAAATAGGTTTTTATCATGCGCGATTCTAAGAGACTCGTCCTGAAAAACCTGTTTCAATCCAAACCGCTTGGCAATATGGTTTCCGACCCACGCCTGAATCGTTGTGTCGCCGCGCTGACGAGCAAGATTAAGACGATGTTGGCCATCCAATACAATGCTGTCGGGGGCTGCTCCATATCTTCCGCCAAGTCTCCCGCTTTCTTTGTTGTTGGCATCCACGACGATTGGGCCGGTCGCTTTAGGCGGTTCGCTGCGATACTGCGTTTCAGAACCAAGATGCCCAAGCCAGTCAATACGTTTTATGGGGATTTCCGCCAGAACATAGGTGTCGCTGGACATCCAGCTTTCGCTATAGTCCTGCGCACCACGTTTAATTGAGGAGTCTTTGTCGATAAAGGGGGAGTCTTTGCTGATATTGTGGATGTGCGTCGCAACCTGTTCCCTCGTGGCAACATCTCCGTGTTGCGGGGATTTCGGCATTTCTGACCATTCCGCCCGCGTCATCTGCCACGGCTCGCGGGACTCGGCGGCTTCCGGCGCGACCGGGGCGGAGGGGGTAGCGGCGTTCCCCCGGAACACGTACCTGTCGCCTTCACGGACGTGTCCCATCATTCGCATGGCGGCGTCAGCGCCAGAACGCACGGATAACCCACGAGCCACCTCTTTTGCTTCTGGAGTTAGAGGATTTTTCCTCCCGTAATATTTCTCGAATCCGTCAGGATTCGCTATAGCATCTTCAATCATCCCAGCGAGCCACTCTTCTTCCTTGCCAACTGCGGCAGGGGCGGCCTCCGTCTCCACCGGGGCAGGCTCCGGCGCTACGGGGGCCACAGCGGCCGTCTCTGCGTCAACCTTCGTTTCGGCAGGGGTTGACTCGGTGACAACTTCGGTCTCGGGCTGGACGGGTTTGGCCTTCTTCACGCCCCGGCGACCGATCTTCGGCTTGGCGGCGGCGGGATCGACGGCGGGTTCGCTGGCCACCCCCGGCGGTTCTTCGGCAACAACGGCAGGCGCAGGATTCTTCAGGCTGGCCAGCAACTCCGCCTCATACGCCTCTATATCCCCCCGCTCGCCAAACTCCGTCCGGTCCTCTTTGCGATTGGCGCGATACCGGGCAACGGCGGCCTTGGCCGATTCAGGGGCATCGTACAGACCTTCGACTGCATCGGCAACGTCTTGGACGGATTCAATGCCGTTTTCCCCGTCTTCGTAATTCGACAGGATACCGGCAATGTTCTCCGGCGGCTTAGCGGCGGTCGTTGCCGACTTCTCGCCGCCTTCAACCTTGAAGTTCTCCATTCGCCGGCCAAACTCTTCTTGGGTGATCTCCCCCGCCTTGGCTTGAGCACGCCACTGATCCTGCGCCACCATGAAGTCTTCACGACTTCCTGTCAGCACCACGTCCTGCTGCGCAGGTTCGACGGCAGCAGCGGTCTCGCCCTGCGGGGGTGTCACGACAACGGGTTCAGCTACAGGGGCGTCTAGGGGCGGTTCTGTGGCTTCTGTGGGCGCCGTCTGCTCTTCGATGGCGGCCATCACCGTCTCGGTTGTCTCATCCTCGTCCAGAATCACCTGCTCGCCACCGACTTCGTAGGTTCCCTTCGGCACCGTCTCTCCGGGAGCGAATACCCCCTTGTCAGTGACCAGGCTGGGTTCCGGCATCCGGGGCTCAAGTTGCGCCGCAACCTCTTCGGCAAACGCGGCGCGTTCCTCAGCCGGCATCCTTGGCAGACCGGCCGCCTCGAAGTCCTTGCGGCTCGGCTGCGGCTTGCTGGCCAAAGCCTTCGCCTCTGCGGGGTTCGACGCCACCCAGCCCGCGACGTTGGCGCCGCCGCCCATGGCTCCGCCTGTCAGCAAGCCCTTCGCCCCAGCGGCTCCGACGCCTTGCATCACCGGGCGGTCGCCAGCGATGTTCGACATCATCTGCTCGACGGCGGACTGCGGTGCCTCTTCAAACAGGCCTTCCGAAACCACACCTTCGACCACGCGGGTCAGCAACGCCTTCCTGACCTTATCCCCCTCGGCCTTCGCCAGCCGTCCCGATGCCGCCCAGGTGTCCACGTCGTCAATCCCGATGCGCTTCGCCAGTCGTCCTCCCAGCAGCGACAGCAACGCCGTCGCCGAACCCGATGCGAT